TAACATCGGCCCAGATTCCTGCATGGACAACGCCAGGCGCGGTGACCTCGGTGGCCAATCTCTCTGGTGGTGCAACAAACAAGATTCCTTATCAGAGCGCGGCCAGCACAACCACCTTCATTGATGCCCCGACGGTATCTAGCTACCTCAAGTACACCGGCAGTGCGTTTGCCTGGTCCAATCCTGTTACAAGTGTCTCCGCCGGTACCGGGATGGACTTCACAGCAATTACAAGCACCGGCAGCGTGGCGATTGACACCACAGTGGTCCCTAGGTTTGCGAATGCCGGGACCTTCACCGCCACGCAGACATTTGCCGGGTCAAGCAGCGTTCCATCCATGATCCTGGACAATGCACTCGAGATCTGTACGGTTACAGGGACTGCTGCGTCTGGTGCCCTTGATATCGACATTTCCACGCAGTCGGTAATCTTCTACAACACCGCCACCACAAATCCATGGTCGCTTAACTTCCGTGCGAGTAGCGGTACACCACTAAGTTCCTTCATGAGCCAGGGACAGTCGGTAACGGTTGCCGTTCTTGCCCAGATCGGTGCGGTAACTAACGCCTTTAACAGCGCATTGTCGGTTGGTGGATCAGCGGTGACGATTGACGGCGTGGCTCCTGCTGCATTGAGGTGGCAGGGTGGAACTGCGCCTACAACGGGCAACGCAAACAGCATCGACGTATACACCTACACCATCATCCGTACAGGGCCATCCTCATACACGGTATTGGCCTCCCAGACCAGGTTCGCCTAACCATGCCTGTACTTGCAACATTAGGCGCGGCGTCCACTCGAGGGTTTGGTGGATTTTATGAAACAACCGCCATCTCTGCAAGCAACTGGATAGCTAAGGCCGGGACGCGGCTCGTTAGTACTGCATTTGACGGGGCTGGCAACCTTTATAGTGTTTCGGGCTCGGGGATAATTATTAAAACAGCCTCTGACGGTAGTGCTACATGGAAAAAAGTAACTACCGTCGGCTCATCTATAAACATTTGGGAAAAGGTTGCAGTTGTATCGCCAAGTGTAATTTATGTTACTGGGTCCTATTTTACATCCAGTTCTATTCCTCTTTTTGCTGTTTTGAATGGAAATGGAAGTGTAACGTCCGCAAGGTCAATTACAACAGGCGGGAGTCTCGCCAGATTAGAGGTTTCAAGTAGCGGGGCTATATACACATCTGGATATATAACCACGACAAATGGGGGGAGTGTTCTAGTTAATCATTTTTTTAAAATCGTAAATGGCGCCATAACAACAAAAAGATATTACAACAACACAGCAGAGACAAGTTTTGGTTTCATTGGAACCGGCAGCTCTGATTCTGCCTACATAGGAGGCGACGTTTCAACACCTCCTATTACAAAAATAAATTCAAGCTTTGGAATTTTATGGAAGTTTCTATATTCTTCTATTGACGCAAATCAGGCTGTTGAGTCAAACGGAAACCTTTATGTTGCTGCCACATATAGTGTAAGCCCCTTCCGTGTTGCTGTTATGAAGCTCAACGCTAGCACCGGAACACTTGTTTGGGCAAGGGTCCTGTCAGCAACATCTAGCTCTCGTGGATTTTACGTTGCCGTAGACGACTCTTCAAACGTATATGTTGGCGGCAGAACCTCAACCGACAGCGTTATTATAAAGGTTGATAGCGACGGCAATTTGGTTTGGCAAAGAAGTGTATCTATAGGGGTTGCTTCTTCAATTTTATCAATTTCTGTAAATACCGCAACCAATACGATTTATGCGCTTTGTTCGCCCACTTCTTCAGGTAACGCTTATTCGTTCATCTTGTCCATCCCAACTGACGGGTCTTTGACTGGGACTTATTCGGTTGGAGGGACCTCGGTGACGTATTCAAGTACATCAGAGACTTTCAGCACACTGACCCCTGCCTCAACTTCGCCATCTCTTTCTTTTACTACGTCAACGCTTTCCGATACCAGCAGGGCTCTAACCGTAGCTGAAGCAACTCCTACTTATGACCTAATCACCCTTCCGTGAGATCGCTAATATGGTTACCGTATCAGACATTGATCACAAAATTGATGCCCACGTTGATGTATGCGCTGTCAGATACGAGGGTATTGAGAAAGAGATGCGAGGGGTTCACGCACGAATCAAGCGGCTTGAGCAGGTATTTATTACAGGCGCCGGGGCTATTATTGGCCTGCTTGTGACGATCATATTAAAGTTCCAGGGGTGAGTTTTCCTTGGTGTAAAATCCCCTCGGGCGCTTGCCCAATCAATTTTAGGGGGTTTTCATGGACGATTTGATCATTGAGGTTATTGATGGTTCAACGCCGCTCGAGGCCTTGAATTCTCTGTTTTCTGTTGCCTTTGCAGTTGCCGCTGAGAATGGCATCAGTGAGTTCACCTTGACCCGTTTGTTTGATGCTCAGGTATCTGCTCATTTTGAGATTGCAGACAAGGCCGAAGAAGACGGCGAAGAGGACGGCGAAGAAGACGACGATTAAGAACAGGGCCCTGGTGGTGATCTGCCGGGGCCAAATTAAAGGGCGGACATGGAAATTGCCGAACTTTTTCTTAAAGCCTGGCCGGTGTTGCTGGGCCTTGTCACGCTCATCGTCGTGCTATCAAAGCTTGATTTGCGGGTTGCCGTGCTTGAGGAAAAGGTAAAGAGCGCCTTTGAGATCATAAACAAGATGAAGGACAAGCAATGACCGAAAAACTTGAGGCCAAGAGTCAGCTTATTGAGAAGACTGCATTTGCCGTGCTGCCGATCCTTTTTACTTGTGTCGTCTACCTTATGAGTGCGTTGGATAAGCTGACTCATGACGTAACGGTCTTGAATGCAAAGATCAGTCTTGTAGTTACCAGCGACAACAAACAGGCCGTAAACAGCGGGGCTGAACTTGCGCGGGAAAAGCTGCGACAAGACCTTGAGAAAGAGATTCAGCGCAACCGCGACATGATTCATGACAATCAGAAGCACATTAGTATCATCGAAGACCGCATGGCGAGGAAATAATGGCTGACTTCAATCCTGCTTTTGAGAAGATGATCGTCGACGAAGGCGGTTACGTTTTACACACTGTTTCGGGTGATACTGGGGGGATGACCTATGCTGGAATTGCGCGAAACCCAAACCCTAAGTGGCCTGGCTGGAACCTCATCGACCACAACGAAATTGACAGCCCGCTCCTTACTGGGATGGTGCGTGGGTTTTATAAGACTGAGTTTTGGGACCGTATCCGAGGGGATGAAATTACGAACCAAGTTGTTGCCGAAAACCTCTTTAACTTCGGCGTAAATACCGGGATAAAGATTGCGGTCAAGTTGGCGCAGTTGATTGTTGGTGCTACTCCAGACGGCACAGTTGGCGATGTCACGCTGCAGAAATTTAACAGTATTGATGGCGAGGCGTTCAAAAAGTCCTACGCACTAATGAAGATTACTCGTTACGCCGACATCTGCAATAAAAACAAAACGCAGTCTAAGTTTCTGTTGGGCTGGATCAACCGTACTCTTAAAGGGCTTAAATAATGGATCTGATGGGTATTGGTTCTATTATTGAAGGGGTTGGGAAAATTGCTGGGGACCTCGTCACGACGGACAAAGAACGCCTCCAGATGGCGCTGGAAGACCGGAAACTGGACCTGGAAGAAAAGAGGATTGATCAGGCCACCGACCTTGCCCAGGTGGATATCAATAAAATCGAAGCGGCGTCTACTAGCCTATTTGTCTCTGGCTGGCGCCCTGCTGTCGGTTGGGTTGGGGTTCTTGGCCTCGCTTACCAATTTCTTGGCTACCCCCTGATGCAATGGTTTTGGGCGTTTGGGCAGGGAGTAGAATGGATCCCTGCAGGTTTGGCTCCGCCGCCTGATCTTCAGGTTGAGCAGCTCATGACTCTACTTGCTGGGCTACTTGGGTTTGGCGGGATGCGTAGTTTTGAGAAGCACAAGGGCGTAGCCTCAAAATAAGGAAGTGTCATGGCCGTTGAGATGACGTATGCAAGTTTGGTGACCGACATCTCCTCTTATCTGGAGCGCACGGACACGGCCACGATTGAAAAGATCCCGACCTTCATCATGCTGGCGGAGCAGGTTATTGCTACGGAAATCCAGTTCTTGGGTAACTTGACGGTTGTTACTAGTACGATGAACGTCGGCGAGCCCATTATCGTTAAGCCGGCAAGGTGGCGCAAAACCGTATCCATCAACCTTATTGACAACAGTCAGCGCCAGCCGGTTTTCTTGCGTAAGTACGAGTATCTGAGGAATTACTGGCCTAACGCTACTCAGAGGGATACGCCCGTATATTACTGCGACTACGACTATACGCACTGGCTAGTGGCGCCGACTCCAGATTTAGCTTACAACTACGAGGTCCTGTACTACGAGCGGGTGCAGCCCCTGGACGTTACGAATCAAACGAATTGGTTTACTCAGTACGCTCCTCAGGCGATGCTGTATGGCAGTTTGCTGCAGGCGATGCCGTTTTTAAAGAATGACGAACGGATGCCGATGTGGCAGGCGCAGTACGATCGGGTAATCGCCACACTGAAGACAGAAGACGTTGCCAGGATTGGTGACCGTCAAGCAATTGTGAGGGATTCATAATGAGTTTTATTAGCCCGTTTACCGGCGACGTCATTCAGCCTACCGACGTCTCCTACCGCAGCATCTCTCTAACGGCTAATACGACGCTTTCCTGGCCGGTTAATGGTAACGCCTCGGGTGATGTGATTGCCCGCATCATGGACGTTTCTGCGACCACTGCAGGGCTGGCGATCACCCTCCCCGCCGCGAACCAGGCCTCTGTCGGTCAGGATAGCCTAATCCGCAACACTGGCGCAAACTCTTTTAACGTAGTGGACAACGCGGGTGGGGCGGTGGCTACGATCGCCGCTGGACAGGCTCGTTACATATACATCACCACTAACACGACCGCTGCCGGAACCTGGGGCTCTATCGCTTTTGGTGTTGGGTCTTCTAACGCCGATGCCGCCACTCTTGCTGGGTACGGTCTCAAGGCGATCTCCTCCACTCTTAATACTGCGCACCAGGTCAACACGTTCTCTAATGCCTATACGACGGTTGCGGCAGATAGGGCGGATACTTTTGTCTGGACGGGCGGCTCAAACACCCTAACGCTTACCTCGGCCGTTACGCTTGGTAATGACTGGTTTATCTTGGTTCGTAACGGTGGCAGCGGCAACCTTTCTGTTGCACCGAGTTCTGGCCAGTTGATTGACGGCGCAAATTCGATTTCTTTGGCTCCCAGTGACTCGTGCATGATTTGCTGCTCTGGGGCCGCTTTTTATACTGTTGGACTGGGCAGAAGCACTCAGTTTAACTTTACGCAGTTGACGAAGGCGGTCTCTGAGGGGACGTATACCCTGACCGCCACAGAGGCCGCTAACGTCATTCAGAAATACACCGGGACGATCATTAACCCTGTGACGGTGGTATTGCCGCAGACGATCCAGGTTTACTACGTTACGAATCAGTCAAGTGGCTCAATCACCTTCACGACTGGGGCCGCCGGTGCTGCAACTGTATCGGTTCCTGGCAGCCAGCAGGTTATCTTGCTCTGTGACTCGGTGAACCTCTTTAATGCCTCCACGATCGCTGTTGGTGGCTCATCGGTTTCTCTTGTAAATGGCTCAGTGGGTTCGCCTTCTTTGGCTTTTTTGTCCGAGGCCTCAACTGGGATGTACTACGTTGGCACCGGGGAGATTGGCCTGGCCATACTTGGTATCAAGCGGTTTGGTCTTAGTGCAACCGGGCTAACGATTAGCGGCTCCGGCACATTCACGGGCGGGGTATCTGGCGGAGTATTCTGAGATGACTAATAAGGTTTTTTCTTTAGATACTCAGCCGGGTGTACAGCGCGACGGGACGATCTTCGACAAAAACTACTACACCGACGGGCGTTGGGTAAGGTTTCAGCGCGGCAGGCCCCGTAAGATTGGCGGGTACCGAATGCTCTCTGACCAGCTTACCGGGCCCTCTCGAGGGATGTGGTCCAACGCCACAAACGGTATAAACCAGATCTTCTCAGGCTATAGCGGTGGCCTGCAGGAGCTGGTGATTGACAACAACGGGAACGGCCAGGGTATTCAGAACTTTACGCTGTCTAACTTTACCGCTAGCGCCAACAACCTATGGCAGTTTGATGGGTTCTATGACGTTGGCGGTAACGGCGTAGGCTCTATCGTTGCTCATCCAGGTCAGAACCTTGCCGCGGTTGATAGCTCGGTCAATACGCCGGTACTGATTGGCGACATTAACGGCACCACGATGTCGAAGATCGGTGTTTTTACGGCGTCTATTACGGGCAACAATACGAACGTAGTAACTCTGGCCGCCGCGAATGTATTGGTTGGGGTAGGCCAGACGATGACCGGCACCAATGTCCCGGCTAATACGGTTGTCTTAGGTGTTAACACTACATCGGTGACTGTTAGCAACGTCGTCCCATCTGGAACCATTACGGCCACGTTTGACAACAACGTAGACGTCTCTGGAGGCGTTGTCTCGCTGCACCCTTACATCTTCGTTTACGGCAACAACGGGTTCCTCAAAAATTGCTCGGCCGGGAACCCTTCAAATTGGGTGGGGTTGGATTCAAACGAGGTTAACGTCGCCACTGGGAAGATTGTGCAGGGGCTGGCCGTTCGAGGCGGTAGCAACTCCCCGTCTGGCTTGTTTTGGAGTCTGGATAGTCTAATTCGCGTCTCTTATATTGGCGGCGCTGGCACTCCCCCTCAGTTTTGGCGCTATGAGACGGTCTCAGGTCAGTCTTCTATTATGTCTAGCCAGTCTGTGGTTGAGTACGACGGAATTTATTATTGGTGTGGCGTTGACCGATTCCTGCTCTACGGCGGGACGGTTAAGGAGATCCCTAACGACTTCAACCAGAACTACTTCTTTGACAACCTTAACTATTCGCAGAGGCAGAAGGTCTGGGCGACAAAGGTGCCACGGTTTGGTGAGATCTGGTGGTTTTATCCTCGAGGGACGTCAACCGAATGCAACGATGCGGTGATCTTTAACGTCCGCTCTGGGGCATGGTATGACGCTGGCCAGGCTTTAGGGGCCCGCAGGAGTGCTGGGTACTTCTCTATGGTCTTCCCCTACCCGATTATGGCGCAGTCAACCACAATCCCAAGTACGCAGGTGTTTGTGGGCGATTACACAACGGTGAGCGGTAGTGTTTGGTTAAACGCAGACTTTGCAAGCACCCTGGCGGACCCGCTTCAGGTCATTACCGGCACCAACATCGCGGCTAATACTACCGTCGTCTCGGTTGTTTCAAATAGTCTAAAGACGCTCGGTGCCTTGACTGGTGGGTCTAGCTATACGCCGGGGACGTACAATGCAACTGCATTATCTGGTGGCGGGGGCTTCGGTGCGACGGCAAACATAGTCGTAGGTGGCGGAGGTTCTGTTACCTCGGTAACGATCGTCAATAGAGGCTCTGGGTACGTTATTGGGGCGGTGCTGACGGCGACCATCCCTGGAGGAGCTGGCTTCTCTGTTCCTGTTAGTGAGGTTTATATCCAGAGCATTCAGATGTCAATTGCGGCAACTGGATCGGGAACCCAGACGCTAACGTTTAGCTCTCCACTGAATCGAATTCGCGTCTACCAGCACGAGTACGGTGTTAATGAGGTGACTGGCCAGGACTCCGCGGCAATTGAGTCCTACTTTGAGACAAACGACCTGGGATGGGTATCGGGAGGCCCTGCAGCGCCGGCTCCTGTTCCTGGGCAGGCTGGGGTAGCCGGAGATAATAAATGGCTGCGTCTAGAGCGCGTGGAGCCTGATTTTGTACAGACCGGGGACATGAGCCTGGTGATCACGGGAAGACCTTACGCACAATCCGCCGATGCAACGTCTGGGCCCTATGTGTTTGGGCCTGATACGGGGAAGATTGACATGAAGGAGCAGAGGCGGGAGATGAGGTTGCGTTTTGTTAGCAACGTGGTGAACGGCAACTACCAGCTCGGGAAGGTGTTGTTAAGTGGAGATGTCGGCGACGTTCGGGGGTATTGATGGCTGTTTTATATGACCCGCGCTATCATACTTTTGTGTCTTGGGCTGACTTGATGGTGGAGCAATTTGCCAGCAACCAGCTTGAGATACCAAACGAGAAGACTGATTGGAAGCAGTGGGGTCGAGGCCTCAAGTCAATCGGAGTCTTTTCGAACGAAGCCACCCCCGATCCTGATCAGTACGGAGACTGGTCGGAATGGGCCTCTGCCCTTATTAACACGATGAATGGAAATGTCTGACACTATTTTTATTGGTATCTCATCCTATCGCGACCCGTTACTAGCCCACACAATCAAAAGCGCCCTAGACCACGCCAAGTACCCAGAGAGGCTTAGGTTTGGCATTGTTGAACAGGAGGTCCTGGAGCATCGCATAAACCCGAGTGCCTTCTTTGGCGCAGACCTCACCTATGTTGCCATAGACCCGGCAGCCTCGAGGGGCGCTTGCTGGGCTCGGTCTATTCAGATGTCGCTGTACAACGACGAGGACTGGGTTTTCCAGATTGATTCTCACAGTGTTTTTGACAAGGACTGGGACGAGTATTTTGTAGAGATGTGCAAGATACTGAGAATGACAAACCCTAAAGTTGTTATTTCTGGGTATCCAAAGGGGTTTGAGTTTAAAGACGGAAGATCCCTAAGGCACTACGACGACAACAACGTAATAGTTCACGCCTGCTCCGACGATACCTCGTTTGAGAATGGTCCTATTTTGAATATCCCGCCGAGAGGGAGTGAGCTAAAGGTTCCGGTAAAGGGTTTCTATATTGGTGCCCAGACCATGTTTGCGCCCGGCAGGTTTCTGTATGAAGTCCCCTACGACCCGTATTTGTATTTTAACGGCGAGGAACATTCATTGGCTGTCAGGGCTTTTACACATGGCTGGGACGTCTACCATTGCCCTGGGATGCCTATTTATCATCTGTATGAGGGCGGGGACAAGGATAGCTACCGCAAGAAGCATTGGTCGGACGGTGAGAACGAAGATCGCAAGGTAAAATGGGGATCTTTGGATATGAGGTCCAAGATGAGGCTGGCTGATATGCTATTCCACGGAAAAGACGTCGGGCAGTTTGGTTTGGGCAACGTCAGGACTTTAGAGCAATTTGCAGAGTTTTCTGGTATTGACTACAAAAACAAAACAATCCATGAGAAGGCTCGGAAAGGAATCTGGGAGTAGAGATTATGGTTGCGCAAACAAGCGATGACACCATTGAGGACGACTATAGGCTTGCCACTAGAGCATTAAATTCGGCAAGAACAAGATTAAATAGCGCGATTTCTGTAGCAACCAAGGTAGGTTATGACACTTCAGGTCTTGAAAAAGCAAGGGCAGCTTTAGAATTAACAAAGCTCCCTGATGGAGATGCGAACGACGTTTATTTTAACGAAGGTAAATTTAATCAAGCGTTTCAACCTGAAGCAGAAAAACTATACGCTTCTCCCGGCGGCAAGGCTTTTAAAAGAACTGGGGAGTTAATAAGTCTAGCTCGGTATGAGGGGAATTTTGACTTCGCGAATGCCCCTTATGCTGATCAAATTGTCAAAGAATTTGGTCAAGAGTCGCCTTATACCGCTGCAATGGCGATGCGTTTGGCGCAAGACTACGGCGTCAAGTCACTTAGCGATCTCAGCTTTTATGAAAAAGTAGACGACGACGGGAACAAAACTCCGTATATAACAGTAAAAAGCACTGGCAAAGTAATCCCCAACGAGTTTGCGTCTTACGATAACGGCGGGACAAACAAAAACGGTGGCGCAACTTTTTATTTTAGTTGGGCTTTAAATCCTGACGGAACACCAACACTAACGACTCGCGCCAACCCTAGAGCTGGCGGGTTTATCAATGATTTTGTTAAGCCAATACTCCCTGTTGCCGCGCTATTTATTCCGCTTATTGGGCCGCAGCTTGGCGCGTCAATGCTTGCTGGTACAGCCCTTGCCGGGAATGCTTTTGTAGCGGCGGCATTGGGAAACGCCACTCTTAACCTAGGCGTTCAAGCATTAGCCGGAAATATTAAAAACGGGAGTGATGTACTTAAAATCATGGGTGCTGCTGGCGTTTCTGCCGGGATTGCATACACAGCCGATTTAGTAAATCCAAACGGAACATTAACTCCTGGAGGATATACAACGGACGCCGGCAAGCTTGTTGAAGGCTTAACTGGTGGTGCCATTTCAGGGAAGTTCGCTGACATCGTTGGCGGTGCCATGCAGGGTGGGTTGACGGGGCTAGCAACTGACACAGACCCTGGTAAAGCCGCACTCATGGGTGGGACGGCTAGGCTTTCTAGCGTTATGAGCCAGCAGGTCGCAACGGCAACGGGTAGCCTGGCCATTGGAAACGCTGTAGGGGCTGCGCTTACTACCGCAATAACGACTGGAAAACTTGACGCTGCCTTGTCTTCAGCGGGGATTGCCGGTCTAAATACATTTTTAAACGAAACACTGGCTGGTGTAGCAAGGGATAAAAAGCTTACTCCTGCAGAAACTAGCGCGCTCAAAGCCGGTGGGGCGCTTGCGTTACAGACTATTGTTGCTGGGGCGCCGAATGCTCAACAGGCTATACAGACAATAGTCACAACGCTCTCTAACGACTACAACGCCAATAAGAAAAAATTGCCAGTACCAGCGGCAAATTCGGCAGAGATACCTAAAGATACTGAATCAACTTTATTAGCTCTTACGGATGAAAACGGCAACATTGATTTGATGAGGCCGTTGAAAAGCTCAATCCCGCCAACTCTTGAAGGCCTTGAACAATACGCTGCTGTAAACGCCGGCAAGATAACAGACATATCTAATATAAAGGACATCAGTCTTGAAACCGTAGTTATTCAAGGAAAAAAACTAACTTGGGCTGAAGCGTTAGCTACAAATGCTTTAGAAGCTTTAGGATTTAACGTTCCAGAGGGTTCAAGTTTATCTAAAATTGGGGAAGATTATTTTAACGGCATGGTAGAGGCCGTAAAAAAACTTCCTAAAGAGGACCCAAACAATACCGCAAAAGATTTGTTGCGTGGAATTTCATACACCGTATTGTCTGGAGTTGTTGCGGCGCCGGCTGAGGTTATTAACAACCTTAACGGGGTGATGAAGGTATTAGGTGCAACGACAGAAGGCGGCAAAGTAGATTTATTTGCCAAAGAAATAAGTAGATTGTCAGATGCATTGACGCCAGATAAAACTAAAGCTCAACAGAAAGCATTTGAAGACGAATGGGCGAAAGCCAAAACCGTAGGAGATATTTTTTATACTTTAGGAAAGGCTACGGTTGACTCCCCGCTTTTTCTTGCAAAAACAATAGTTAACGAGGGCGCCCAAGAATTTATTGAGTGGGGTGTTACTGGGCCCACGGCAAAGCTTCTTTCTGTAGTGATGCATAGTGGAAAAGCCGCGGGGAAAGCTGCAAACTGGGCATATGGAGTTCTTGAGGCGGTAGGGGGAACCGCGAATGAAGCAGCAGAGACAACTGCCAGAACTTTACTTAAAGATTTGCAGTCCGGTAAAATCACCCAACAACAATATAATGAAGCCGTTGAGGTTGCAAGAGCTAAAGGGGCAGTAGTCGGGTTAGCAGTCGGGTCGCTTTGGGACAAGGTTCCTAATTTGCCTCGAGTAACCGACCAAGTAACAAAAACTGCAGTTAATAGAATAGCTGCAAATACTATAATTGCCGCAGCCAACGTAGTAAAACAAGAAGGAATTCCTGCGGCGGCAACGCTTTGGGCAACTAGAACAATAGCAGGATTAGAAACAACCGACATTGATATGGCCAAGGCTCTTGTTTTAGAGTCCGCCGTATCTAAAGCGACCAGCTCTTCAATTAGTCTTGGTGCCAAGGCAAGAGATGGCAGTGTTGAAGTATACAACTCCTTAAAAAATACGGGAATTGATTC